CCAGAAATTCGCGTACCACTTGGTATCGACAAATTAGACGGCCATTGGTTTACAGGCTATGACAAGCTCCCTAATCAGCCTAAAGAAATCATCAACGATGCGGTGTTCACACCGAAGAACCTTGCTGTTGGTTTCTCTCTGACTGGTACAGAGCTTCTCGCCAATGAAGGCCGGACACGAATCTTCAATCTGCTTGATCGCTATATGGAGAACGCAGAGGACTCCATGCGCGATGAATGGGAAATTGCTATTCATGGCAATGGTACTGGCTCAGGCGGTCGTGAAATGATCGGCTTTGGCGGTGCGCTTCCAATTATCCCTAATGCGGGTGTTTATGGCGGCATTGACCGCGCAACCAATCCTATCTGGCGAACATCAACCTTCAATATCCCGAATGGTGATCTAGCTGGCTATAATGCTTGGAATACAACCACAGCACAGACGATCTTGAAAAACATCACTCTGATGCGCTCTAAAGGTCGTCGTCATGCTGATCTGGCAATCATGGACTTGAAGAGCTATACAGCGCTTGACCAGTCCATGGTGGCTATGCAACGCATTATGCGTGATGATGGCCGAACTGCAACCGCTGGCTTCCGTGGGCTTGAAGTTGCAATCCCAGGCGGTCGAACTCTCGAAGCATTTGTCGCTTCCGGTGTTGGCTCGGTAATGCCAGAGAACACAATCTACCTGCTTGATACTGCTGGTCTGCGTGTTTACTACCACCCGAACCGCAACATGGTTCCTCTGTTCCCGGGCGATGGCGCACAGCCGATCAATCAGGATGCTATCGCACAGTATCTTGTCTGGAATGGTGAAATGGTGTTCGAAAACCCACGATATTCAGCACGTATCATCACGGCTTAAGGAGAATAGATAATGGCTACCCCTACTCCATACCGCACCAGCCCACAGCTTGGCCCACAGCTCGACGATGTATTCGTCGGGCTTCCGTATTGGGATTCTCAGCTTGGTGTTGGCTTCACTGTTACGCCTTCGCCCTCGTACCTTCTCGGAAATCGTGAGACTGGTAACGATGGTTATGATTATATCTGGGTCAAGAATGGCGGAACAGCTTTGACCGCTCTTGCTCGCGTTAATATCAATGGTGACTTTGTTGCTACTGCGAACGCTTCTGGTGTGCTTGTTGCGCCTGATTCACCAGTTCCAGCAGGCGCATATTTCCACGGTAAAGTGTTCGCGCTTTAAATTAATAGGGGCGGCTTAGGTCGCCCTTTCTCCCTTCTCAGACAAGGAATAAATAAATGGATATCGAAGCTCAGCAGATCCCACGCGAACACATCAGAATCCCAGGCGATGAAAAATTTTACTCAGTAACGCCTTATTTCCAGCATTTGAATTGGCTGGACGAAAACCAGAGCGAACAACAAGGAAAGCCTGTCTATAAGGTCATCGAAGTTTGCCAGATCCGGTTTGCAGGTGATCGAAACTATTCCCCTATCGTTCCTGTAGATTCTATGTTTCGGAAAATGGGCCTAACAGAAATCAGCTATGCTGAGCAATGGTCAGAGCAGTACCGCTCATTCCTGCAAGGTGACGCACAGATTGCAGAAGGCACACCGCTTGAGGAATTGACCATTTACGGCATTACACCGTCTCAGCTCTCTCTATGTCGAGCATTGAAGATTTACACGGTTGAAGCATTGTACCATCTAGAAGGTGCCAACCGTAAGAATTTGAGTTCACATGCTAACACGCTTAAACCTATGGCTGATACTTTCATGGAAGCGCGTAGAACTGGCAACGATCAGTCTAAGCGCATTGCAGAGCTTGAAGAAAAACTTGCCGCTATGTCGGTAGCGATTTCTGAAAAAGAAGCAAGCCCAGATGAAGTTGATAAAGCTCTATATGAAGCCATGACAGGAGACGAGCTCCGTGATATGATCTTTGAGAAAACAGGTGCTAAGCCTGATGGTCGATTAGGTCATGAGGCCTTGGTGAATATGGCGAAAGGCATGTAATGTCGATTTTACAAGCAATGCAATCGGCGGCAATCAGACTTGTGGGCTATCGCCCTCAGGTCTTTTTCACGTCATCCGAACAGTTTGAACTCGAGTTGACAGACCTTATCAATGAGGTAGCAACTGACATTTGCAAGATTCATGACTGGCAGGCATTGCTTAAAATCAATACTTACACAGGAGACGGGGTAACAGAGTCTTTCCCGTTTCCCGCTGATTATGATCGACAACCAGTTAATGCTAACCTGCAAGACTTACGGAATTGGGCATGGAATTACGCGCATTTAACCGACATAAATCAGTTTATGTTTATCCGCGCGCGCGGCTTTCAGCAGTTCCCCGGTTCATGGACTATTTACGGTAATAACTTTGAATTCACTCCTCCTCCTCCTCCGGGTGACACAGCGACATTCCCATTTATAAGCGGACATTACGCTAAATCTGATAATGGATCGACCAAGGGAGCGTTTACAGAAGATACAGATGAATTTCTGATCCGTGACGGGGATAAATTGTTGACGCTTGGCCTCGTGTGGCGATGGCGTGAAAATAAGAAGCTTGATTACACGGGTGATCAGGAAGCTTTCCAGATGTTGCTAGAGCAAATTGCAGCTAAAGACAAAGGCTCAAGCATTATACGCAAGGGTCGCCAATTTGTTGGACTAAATACAAGATCGGCCTTTCCTTGGTCGCTCGGCTAAGGAGATTCTATGTACTATCGCCCTATCACTCAGCAAAAGCGACCAGCACAACGTAAATCTGACGTTAAGAAGTTCCCTGCGCCAACGGGAGGCTGGATTAGTAATCGCAACCTTTCCACGCCTCTTGAGGCTAGTGGGCCGCAGGGCGCGGCTGTTCTTGATAACTTCTTTCCCACGGCCACTACTGCTATTTTGCGTAGAGGGAAAGACCTTTACGCGACTCTTGGAAATAGCACAGAAGATGTAGAATCCCTGTTTACATATTCAAACGGGCTTAATCGTCGCATGTTCGGTTCTACGGATCAGACAATTTACGATATTACAAATGTCCTCGTGCCCTTCAATTATAGAGTTTCAACCGAAGACGCGGATTATATAGTCAATAGCGAAGGCAACTATTTCGGGTATCTTTCTACAGGCTCTCTAAATGTTTGGGATGGTGCGACAAGCGGTAAATGGATAACTGTTCAGTTCGCTACTAGCGGTGGCGTTTATTTGTTGGGAGTAAATGGCTCTAGCGTGGGCTTTATCTTCGATGGCCATGCCTTCTACCCATTAACCGATGGCGGTGCTTGGACTGTTTCCTCAATCAATGTAACCAATGCCTTTCAGGTGGGCGAGACGGTAACGGGTGGCACATCGGGTGCGACTGGAATCGTTTTTGAAGTTATGCCTAATGGCGGACTTATATTGACCGGATCGGNAGGCGGTCTGAAATCTGGTGAGGCTATCACGGGAAACCTTGGCGGATCTGCAACACTTTCATCGGATGCGGTAAATCTAACCCCTGGCACTACATGGCCGGACGGTTTAACTAGCTCCGATATGTCATACGTATGGGTTTATAAAAACCGTGTGTGGTATGCTCAGAAGGACTCTCTTAACATTTGGTATATGGACGCGCCTGACGCTGTAGGTGGGTCCCCTGTCGTATACCCTATGGGGGGTGTTTTAACGACTGGCGGCTCTGTTCTTTGGGGGGCTCCTTGGGCTATTGGGACGGGCGCTGCTGGTGGTTTGTCTGATCAGATGGTGGTGACTTCAACAGAAGGAGAAGTTGCAGTCTTCCAAGGAAGTTACCCTGAGGCAACGGGGGATTGGCTTAGTGTTGGCGCTTATCGCATCGGCACTCCTTTAGGGAATAAGGCTCATTTCCGTGGCGGTGGTGATATTGCCGTTGCTACAAGTATTGGTCTCATCCCGTTATCTAAAGCAATTAGCCTTGATGTTACAGCCTTGTCTCCTGCCGCTGTTTCTTACAATATTCAAGACGCTTGGCAAGCGGCTGTAGATGGTCGCGGTATTTCTGATTGGTCGTGTATGCTTTGGCCTGAACGGAAAATGGCTATTATGTCTCCTCCTTCTAGCATAGGAGACTATGATCCTATCCTATTAGTTTCCAACTCAGAGACAGGCGCGTGGTGTAGATTTACCGGATGGGATGCGCGGGCGATGTGCGTTTTCAATGGTGACATGTATTTTGGCGGCCGTGGCGGGGATGTTTACAAAGCGAATGTTACAGGAAGCGATAATGGTGCAGTTTACACTGGCATTTATATTCCTTTGTTTGAGGATTTAGGATCGCCCTCTAGTCGTAAAGTTCCTAAGGTTGGAAGAGGCGTAGCTAAGGCAAGCGCAAATCTTGATTATAGCCTTAGGTTCAAATCTGACTTCAATCTAACAACTGGCGCAGCTCCTACAGCAACATCTGTTGATGGTGGTTATGCTTGGGGCGCGGCAGAATGGGGCTCAGCTGTGTGGGGCGGTGAAACGCCAAGCATTTTCAACTCTGCATGGAAGTCTATATCTGGATCAGGGTATTATATTTCTGCCTGTTATCAGGTCACGAGCGGCAGTGATGTTCCTCTTGATGTTGAAATAATCCACCTAGAAATGACTCTGACCATGGGGGAAATCGTTACATGACAGTTGAATGTTTCCATCTTTGGCCCAAGTCCTCCCCCGAGGAGAATAAAGCAATTGGGGAGTTTGTATCTATGGGTATTTTTGGAACAAATGATGGCTTCGAAAAATACTCTACTGTTGCTATTGTTGATAATGGTAAACTTATTGCCGGTGTCGTCTACCACAACTACCATCCAAAAGAGGGTGTAATTGAACTATCGGCATTTTCTATATCCAAAAAGTGGCTTACAAAAAATACAATTTACGGTATATTGAATGAGCCATTCGCTAGTCTGGGTTGTCAAATGTTAATTTTTAGGGCCTCAGAGGAAAACACCGCTATGGTAAAAATTAATAGGGGGCTTGGTCTTTCTGAAATTCTTCTTCCACGGATGCGCGGCAAGAACGAAAATGAGCTACTTTTCACTATGACAGACGATGCTTGGGCGGCGTCTAAATTCAATTTAGGAGCATAGCTCAATGGGCAAAAAAGCACCATCGGCACCCGATCCAGCTAAAACAGCAGCAGCACAAGGCGCGTGGAATAGCTTCACCGCGCAACAGCAGCAGCAAATGAATATGATTGGGCAGAATACCCCTTGGGGTAGCCTAACATATCAGCAGAATGGATCTACGTGGATTACAGACCCTAATGGCAAGCGCATTGAGGTTCCACAATACACCGCGAACACAACATTGTCTCCGGAACAGCAGGCGATCTTTAATGCAGAGCAAGCAGCGCAGGGGAACCTTGCGAACATTGCCAAAGATCAATCTGCATGGCTTGGAGATTATCTCAAAAACCCGTTTGAGTTTAATAACCAGTCTGCCGAAAATTGGGCTTATGATCTAGCCTCTCAGCGTATTTTACCGCAGCAAGAGCAGAACCGTAAAGACCTTGAAAATAGGCTTATCAATTCGGGTATTCGTCCTGGCACTGCCGCATATAATACTGAAATGGCACGATTAACCAATGCCAATACAGACCAGCTTAACCAGCTTGCCTTAACCGGAAGATCACAGGCGTTCAATGAGCAGCTAGCACAGAGAAATCAGCCATTAAATGAGATTATCGGCCTAATGTCCGGTAGTCAGGTTCAAAGCCCTAATCAGACATTCGCGCAGACTCCGCAATCTCAAGTGGCAGGTGTGGACTATGCAGGATTGGTCAATCAAAAATATCAGGCCGATATGAGCGCGTATAATGCA